GAATTAGAGGTGATTGAGTTTGGGGACATTCAAGGGGCACGCTCCCTGTCCTGAGTGTGGGAGCAAAGATAATCTGGCAACGTATGACGATGGCACGTTCTACTGCTTCACACCTGGCTGCAATCACCGATCTGGACGCACAAAGTTGGAGGTTCCAAAGGAGATGGTTGAGTTTGAATTTATGCCCCTGAACAAGCGTGGGATCAGTGAAGAGACATGCCGCAAGTGGGGGTATGGGGTTGGATCGCACAAGGGCAAGAAGTGCCATGTGGCGAACTACCGCAACCACCAAGGTGTGCTCAAGGCCCAGAAGCTACGCCTTGCTGACAAGCAGTTTGCTTGGGTTGGCGACACGAAGTCTGTTGGCCTGTTTGGTGAACACCTTTGGGAAACCAATGGCAAGCGTGTGGTTATCACTGAGGGTGAGATAGATGCTCTGTCTGTCAGCCAAGTGTTCGAGAACAAGTGGCCTGTGGTGTCCCTCCCCAACGGGGCCCAGTCTGCACAGAAGGCTATTGCCAACTCCATTGAGTGGCTTGAGAGCTTCAAAGAAGTGGTGCTGTGCTTTGACATGGATGAGGCTGGGCGTAAAGCAGCAAATGCTTGTGCTCACTTATTGTCTCCTGGCAAGTGCAAGATTGTCCACGAGATGCCCGGCAAAGACCCCAATGAGTGCCTGTTGAATGGTAAGGTCAAGGAGTTGGTCAACTCTTTGTGGTCTGCAAAGACTTTCCGGCCTGATGGTGTACTCAGTGGCGATGACATCTGGGATCACATGACCAAGGAAAGTGAGTCATGGAGTGTGGCCTACCCATGGCCCGGCTTCAACGGCTCACTGTTTGGCATGCGTGGTGGTGAGCTTGTGACCCTGACCGCAGGCACCGGCATTGGCAAGTCCAGTATCTGTCGAGAGCTGGCCTACTACTTGGTGATGCAGGGCCACAGGGTAGGCTACATTGCTCTTGAGGAAAGCATCAAGAAGACTGCTGAATCTCTGCTGGCGATCCACATGAACGTACCTGCCACCCACCTGCATGAAGTCAGTGAAGAGGACAAGCGGAGGGCGTTTGATGAGATCATCAAGCCGGGCAACTTGGTTCTGTACGACCATTGGGGATCTCAAGATCCGACCCGCCTGCTGGGTCAAGTCAAGTACATGTGTCGTGCTATGGACTGCCGGTTCATCTTCATTGACCACCTGTCCATCTTGGTCAGTGCGTTCGATGAGGGTGATGAGCGTCGATTGATTGACAGCACCATGACAAAACTGCGGAGTCTTGTAGAAGAGACAGGTGTCCACTGCGTACTGGTGTCTCACCTCAAGCGTCCCGATGGTCGGGGCCATGAGGAGGGGGCTGCAACTTCTTTGTCCCAACTTCGAGGATCACATGCGATTGCTCAACTGTCTGATGCTGTGCTTGGCTGTGAGCGGGACCAACAGGACGCCGAAGAAAAGAATGAGACACGGGTCCGAGTTCTCAAGAACAGGTATGCGGGCATCACAGGCGTCTGTGCTTCCCTTCAATACAACACATCAACGGGTCGGCTTGGAGAATATATGGAGCCTGTACTTTGAGAGTTGACCGGTCACACACAGAAGTCAAAATACACAGAGTCAAAGATAAACTGGACCGCCCTGTTCGACTTGAAACTGAGATCCCACGTTCGTACACTTGGGTCGCCAACAAGTTGGCTGAGGATCCTAATATTGGAGTCAAAGTGACTCGACAGGCTGTTGAGATTGCAGAGAAAAGAATCTTTGCCAAGATCATCGACGCCATCATCGCAGACCCAGACCTCTGGGATTATTTGGAGGACAACTACATTGTATGAAATAGTGTTTGACATAGAGACAAACGCCATCACCGACTGGGACAACCTATCGGATCTGAAGGTAATCCACTGCTTGGCCTTGAAGGTCAACCACAGTACAACTGAGTTGTACAGTGACAGCTTTGACGGCCCCAACAAGATTAAGGATGGCATCCGAAAGTTGCAAATGGCTGATCGGTTGATTGGGCACAACATCAAGCGGTTTGATATACCTGCGATCAAGAAGCTCTACCCTGACGAAGAGTTCTATGACTGCCATGTGATTGATACATTTTTGGCTGGCAAGATTGGGCACCCAGATGTTCTCAACGAGGACTATCAAAATCAGAAGATCCCCAAAGAGTTGTGGGGCAGGCATTCGCTTGAAGCCTGGGGCCTTCGTCTTGGTTGCAAGAAGGATGACTTTGGCAAGGAAACAGATTGGTCAGTGTTTACCCCAGAGATGGGTGAGTATTGCAAGCAGGATGTGGATGTCAACGCCAACCTTTGGATGCACCTCAAGGAGTCTTTCAGTGGTGATGCGTACGAAGTAGAAGATGGGTTTGACAGTATCATTCGTGAGCAGGAAAGTCACGGTGTTTACTTTGATGAGCAAGCGGCCCAAAGGCTGCACGCTGAGTTGGTCGGAGAGAAGAGCAGTATCGAGAGAGAGTTGAAGAAGGTGTTTCCTGCTGGAGAGACACCAATGAAGAAGCCTCAGTATTACTACCACCCTGCCACTGAGGATCGCTATGACACCAAGGGTGCAGCACCTACGGCTGTCCGTAAGGAGCTTGTGGCTGGCCCACCAAAGGTCAAGGTCACACCATTCAACCCAGGCAGTCGTGTTCAGATTGCCGAGGGACTGAAGCAGCTTCACGGTTGGAAGCCAAAAGAGTTCACGGCTGATGGGCGGGCGAAGGTGGATGAGTCTGTCCTGACATCCTTGGATTACCCAGAGGCTGAGACACTGTGTCGATACTTGACTGTGAGCAAACGCCTTGGTCAACTCAGTGATGGCAAGGAGGCTTGGCTTCGGGTTGTGCGTGATGGCAAGATCCATGGCCGGGTCAACACCATCGGCACCGTGTCCTCTCGATGCACCCACAGCAAGCCCAACTTGGCACAGGTTCCCAGTGTTGGTGCCCCTTGGGGCACAGAGTGCCGAGCACTGTTCGGGCCCAAGGCGGGCTATGTTCTGGTTGGCTGCGATATGTCTGGGCTGGAGCTGAGATGCTTGGCCCACTACTTGGCTCGGTATGACAAGGGCGAGTACGCCAGCGTCATCGAGCAAGGCGACATTCACCAGTTCAATGCTGACAAGATGGGTGTCAAACGATCCACAGGTAAGGGCATCATGTATGCCACTCTGTATGGTGCTGGTGATCTCAAGATTGGGTCACTCGTTGGCGGCGGGAAGAAGGATGGTAGAGAGCTTCGGGCCATGCTTGAGAAGGGCATACCCGCATTGAAGCGTTTGAAGAATGCTATCAAGAAGCACCTTGAGAAAGAGAGTTGGTTGCCTGCGATTGATGGTCGTAGGTTGCCTATTAGATCCGAGCACAGTGCATTGAACCTGCTTTTGCAATCCGCAGGGAGTATCCTGATGAAGAGAGCAACGGTGCTGATGCACGATAGGTTTGGATCTATGGACGTACAACAACTGATGCACATCCATGATGAAGTGCAACTACAAGCCAAAGAAAGCGAGGCAGATTATGTCGGACAACTTGCGGTACACGCCATGCGTGAGAGCGGTGAACACTACGACTTCAGATGCGAGATCACTGGAGAGTACAAGATCGGACGGAACTGGTCCGACACCCACTGACCTGGCATATCTTGCTGGGCTGGTTGACGGTGAAGGCTGGATTGGATATTTGACAACACCAAGTATCCAGATTGATTCAGTATCTCCGTCTTTGGTCACAACCCCCTCAGTGTTGTTTGGGGGATCTGTGTCAACACAGGAGCGAAAACACTCCAAGGTGTTTCGGTGGCGGGTGCATGGAACAACTGCTGTCGGTATTCTCAAGGCTTTACTGCCCTACCTCCGATATAAGAGAAGGCAGGCAGAACTTGTGGCCCGCATGAGTCGATATCCAACCAAGTCAGCGATGCATACTGCCATGCAAAAGCGGCTGAAAAAAAGCAGGGAGAGGAGATATTGATGGATCCAATTGACCTTGTGCCTACAGAGACCCTTTTGAGGGAGTTGCGTAGGCGATTTGACACCATGGTGTTTCTTGGTGCAGCCACCAAAACATCAGACATGGAAGACGTAACGGTATCTTTTGACGGCCAGTTCCACTCAGTGTTGGGGCTGGCCGAACTTGGTAAAACAGCAATAATGCAGGGGATCAGCGATGACTCAGACCGCCCTAGTGATTGACGCCGACATTCTTCTTTGGGAAGCCTGCATGAGCTGCGAGCAGCCCTATGACTGGGGAGATGATTTTTGGACACTGCACTGTGACGCCCGCGAGGCCCAGCAAAAGTTCGACAATGATGTGGCAACCCTCAAGGAAAAGCTCAACGCCCGCTCTGTGGTGATGGCCCTGAGTGGTCCCAAAAACTTCCGTAAGGAGGTGCTGCCAACCTACAAGAGCAACCGTAAGAAGACTCGCAGGCCGGTTGCGTTCCATGCGGTGAAGAACTACATCCGTGAAGCCTACCCCACCTACGAGTTTGAGAACATCGAAGCTGATGATGTCTGTGGGATGTTGATGACAGGCATGTATCAGAGTAAGTTCGACAAGGTGTTGGTCTCTACCGACAAGGATCTCAAGCAGATTCCAGGTCTTCACTACAACCCCGGACACCCTGAGGATGGCGTGTTTGAGGTGAACAAGTTCGATGCTCACTACAACTTCTTGATGCAGGTGCTCACCGGAGATGCGGTTGATGGATATTCGGGCTGTCCCGGTGTTGGGCCCGTTGGAGCAAAGAAGGTACTCGATCCTGATCCCTGCTGGGTGTCTGTCAGGAACGCATACGATAAGGCTGGGCTGTCTGAGGAAGATGCCCTAGTCCAAGCTCGTGTCGCCTACATTCTGCGAAAGAGCGACTATGACCGCAAAACACAAACTGTCAAATTATGGAGGCCAAAGCCATGACAAGAGAACAACTACTACGCCTACACCAGATGCTGTGTAATGAAGCACAGTCTTTGATGAAGGTCAAAAATCACGATTACAGCGGCGGGAAGGATGCACAAGACCCCTTTTTGAACTTCACACGGGTGGAGAAACTGGGGATCACAGACACTGAGCGAGGATTTATGGTCCGGATGACGGACAAGGTGTCGAGGCTCATAACCCACCTTGACAACAAGACTTATGCAGTCAAAGATGAATCCTTCAAAGACACCATTCTGGACCTCATAAACTACAGCATTCTTATGTATGCCTATGTAAATAGAAAGAAGGGTGACTATGAGGAGTAAAAACAACCCCGTCCCCCGACCATCACACATAGATCAGGGCCTCATCAAGTGGCTTGACTATCACTTTCCAGAGAGATGTCCTGACATCGAGTGGTCAGATCGGGAGGTCTGGATGAAAGTAGGTCAGCGTAGCGTCATACGTTGGCTTCTCAATCACAAAGAAGATATGGATGATAACATCCTCAAGGAGTAATAATTATGTGTATTGGCGGATCAAGAGGCCCAGCACCCCCACCCCCACCAGCTCCAGTGCCTCCACCCCCACCTCCTCCCACCATTAAGGTGAAGCAGGCCCCACAATTCAAGGTTCCTGAGAGAGCAGAAAACACTCAACTCAAAGCAGACAACCCTGTGGTGATGAAGCGATCCGCCAACCCTCGCAAGCGAGGTAAGCGAATGCTCACGATACCATCACAAGAAGAAATGAACTACTAATGGAATCACTCCAGTCGATCTACAGCAAGTGCGAAGGACACCGCTCACAGTTCCTAGAACGTGGGCGTGACTCCAGCCGGATCACCATACCCACGATTCTCCCTGAAGAGGGTAGGACTTCGGCCACTCGATACCCCACCCCATACCAAAGCATTGGGGCTCGGGGTGTCAACAATCTGTCTTCAGCACTGCTGCTCAGCCTCCTCCCCCCTAACGCTCCATTCTTCCGGCTCATGGTCGATGAAGAGACAAAAATGGAGCTGGAGGCTGTAGATCCACGGGTGGTGACTGAGGTAGAAAAATCACTTTCTAAAGTTGAAAGAGCGGTGATGGATGAGATTGAAGTCAACGGTATTCGGACGGGTTTGTTTGATGCTCTTCGTCATCTCATTGTCACTGGCAACGCTCTACTTTATTTCCCTGACGGCGGCATGATGCGTGTGGTCCACTTGGACCGATACGTTGTAAAGCGTTGTCCGCTGGGGCGTGTCCGCATGGTGATTGTCAAGGAGTCTGTGTCCCCCGTGATGCTGCCCCCAGAGCTTCGTGGTATGGCTGGTGAGCCCTCATCGGACTCTTACGAAGACCACCTGGATATGTACACAGGGATGGTGACTATTGATGACAAGACCATCGAGGTCTATCAAGAAATCAAAGGGCAAATCATTGAGTCTACTCGTCGGCAGATCCCCACCGAAGAGTCACCATTCATTCCTCTGAGAATGGGCCGAGTGGATGGTGAGGACTATGGACGCGGATATGTCGAACAATACTACGGGGATTTGCAATCTCTTGAAGGGCTTACTCGTGCTCTTGTGGAAGGCACAGCTGCTGCATCAAAGCTGCTCTTCCTTGTCAATCCGAACGGAACCACCAGGGCTCGTACTTTGGCAGAGTCACCCAATGGAGCAATCAGGGAGGGATCAGCCGGTGATGTCAGCGTTCTTCAAAGTCAGAAAGCACAAGATTTCTCTGTTGCTCTCAATACCATCAACAAGATCGAAGAAAGACTCTCTTATGCCTTTCTCCTCGTTGAGGGGAGCATTCGTAATGCGGATCGAGTTACAGCAGAAGAAATCCGGCTCGTAACCCAAGCAATCGAACGACAACTCGGGGGCATCTACTCCATTCTGAGCCGTGAGCTCAGTCTGCCTCTGGTGCGCACAATCATGCGTGTGATGAAGAAAGAGAACAAATTGCCTGCTGTACCTGAAGATAAGGTAACGCCGACAATCATCACAGGCATTGAGGCCCTCGGTCGAGGTAACGATCTCAACCGACTCGATACATTTCTTTCAGGAATCGGACAACTCCTCGGTCCCGAGGCCCTCAATCAATATGTAAACTTCTCTGAGTATCTGAAGCGTCGTGCTTTGTCACTCGGAGTTGATGTTGATGGACTGATCCGAAGCGAAGAAGAACTACAGATGCAGGCGATGCAACAACAAGAAGCCATGCAACAACAAATGATGCTGCAACAAACTGCTGCGGCAGCTCAACAAGAACAACAAATTGAACAAGCACAACAATCTGAAGAGGCAACTGAATAATGAGTGATTACCAAAAAGTAGAATTCCGAAGCGAAGAGACTGGGGCCATGTCCCCGGAGAATGTGGAGAGTCTTGAGCAAGAAGCCGCGTCGCAGGGCGAAGTTGAACAATCTTATGAAGAACGACCCGAATGGCTCGATCAGAAGTTCGAGTCTCCGGAAGCGATGGCGTTCGCGTATAAGCAACTTGAATCGGAATTCACAAAGCTGAGACAGGGTGATGAGACTGAGCAACCAGAAAACACTGGTGACTTGGAGCAACTCTCTGATACTGACTTTGCACCTTTCACTGAAGAGTTCAACGAGACAGGTGACATTTCAGAAATCTCAAGACAAAAGATTGAGGAGTGGGGGATCCCACGAGCATACATTGATGCGTACATTGAAGGTCAGAAGGCAGTGTCTGAAGGCCAAGTACAAAGCGTGTTTAATGCTGTTGGGGGTGAAGCCAACTACAACACCATGCTTGCGTGGGCCCAAGCCAACCTGCCTGAGCAGGAGATTGATACTTTCAACGAGATGGTGATGGGCAACGACCAGCAGATGAATATGGCTGTTCAAGGACTGTGGGCCCGCTTCAACCAAGGAGGCAACCAACCCATGCTTCAAGGTGACACCGGATCGTCTGCTCCTACTGGTGCATTCCAGTCACGAGCACAAGTAACTGCTGCAATGTCTGATCCCCGTTACAGAAAAGACCCTGCTTATCGTGAAGAGGTCTACCGCAAACTTCAACAATCCAACGTCATATGAGGTGAACTATGGAAAAACCAGGTTACAAAACAACTGAATTCTGGCTGGCCGCAGTGGCCGGTGTTTTGGGTGCAACGATTGCATCAGGTGCTCTTCCCAGTGAAGGCCCTTGGGTGCAAGCTGTGGCACTTCTCCAAACTGCTCTTATCTCGATGGGCTACACAGGTGCCCGTCTGGCTCTTAAATCCTACGGCGAGTAATGTGGAATGCTTTGGCCTCTCTCGTGGTGGCCCTTCTACAAGCGTGGGTTAAAGGCTTATTTCAAAATAAGAATGAGGCGGTGGACTCTACCCCTCCTGCTGATGTCCGTGGGCGTTGGCGTAACAGGGTGCAAGAGTTCAAACGTCGTATTCGTGGAGGTCAGTGATGGCCTCGTGAGACTTGGCCCCGATGTTCGGGGTCATGTTTATTTCTGGAATGGTTCCGCGTGGGAACTATCCGACAACTCTGTAGACCTCCCTGAAGGGTGGTATGCAGGATCTATGAATGGTGCTGAAGAAGTTACAGAATGAACTTTGGCCCTGCTGCGGCGGGACAACCTCTGGGAACCTAAACCAATCAGCTCAGTCAACAAACTTCTTTTTAAGAAAGGAATCCAACTATGGCTGGTGAAAACCAAGTAATGAACCCAATCGGGATTTCTCGACTGGGTGCCAACAACCTCGGATCAGACAAAGATGCTCTGTTCCTCAAGGTCTTCTCAGGTGAAGTCCTTCAAGTGTTTGAAGAGAACAACGCTCTTCTCCCTCTCGTTCGTCAACGCACGATCTCATCCGGTAAGTCCGCTCAGTTCCCCGTGACTGGCGTTGCTACCGCTAAGTATCACACCCCTGGTGAGTCCATCATGGCTTCTGGTCTTGATGCAGACGCCTCTGGTGGCAGCACTGGTGATGGTATCTTGAACTCAAGCAAGTACCTCACCAATATGTCACATTCTGAGCGTTTGATTGCCATCGACGGCATGCTCGTCTCCTCGGCCTTTATTGGTGACATCGACGAAGCCAAGAACCACTACGATGTGCGTTCCGCTTACTCGACCCAAATTGGTCGTGAGCTTGCTTACCACGCAGACCGGGCCTTGATCCGTACTGCAATCGCTGGTGCTCGTGCTGATAAGGACCGCTTCGGTGGTACTGATGCCAAATTCAAGGGTGAGTCCATTGATATTGACTCCACCAATGATGGTGTTACTGGCACTGAAATCGTTGACGGTATCTTCTCAGTGGCTCAAAAGATGGATGAAAAGAGCGTTCCAAGTGACGGTCGTTACATCCTCGTGAATCCTGCTAACTACTACAAGCTGCTCAACGACACCTCTGATGCCGTTCTCCGTGCTATCAACCGAGACTTCGGTGGAGAAGGAAACGGATCCGTTGCTCGTGGTGAGATTCTGCAAGTTGCAGGGGTTCGTGTGCTGAAGACCAACCACTTGCCATCCGGCAGTGATGCTTCAGATTCAATCTTCAAGGACGCACTCATTAACAACGATGTGTATGACGCACATGATTCCAGTGGATCAGACGGTGTTGGTTACTCAGCTGCTGCTGCATACAACACTGTTGGTGTGGCATTCCAAACCGAAGGTCTTGGCACCGTCAAGCTCCTCGATTTGGCTATGGAATCCGAGTATCAACTCGACCGTCTCGGCACCCTGATGGTTGCCAAGTATGCGATGGGTCACGGCGTTCTCCGCGAAGAGTGCCTTTACGAGCTCGTCACCGCGTAATAGACGCGACATCTAATTTTCACAGCGGGCCCTCGAAAGAGGGCTCGTTGCTTTTCTATAGGAGAACCCCATGCCCGCACGAACAACTGAACTAGAGTCCGTGAACACCATGCTTTCCACCATTGGTGAGCCCCCGGTAAACTCACTGACTGGTCAGCAGACTGCTGATGCCGCCATCGCCAAGAACATTCTTGATGAGGTATCTCGTGACGTTCAGACTGCGGGCTGGCACTTCAATACCCAACACGGTGTCACACTTTCTCCCTCATCTGACGGCACGATCTCTATCGGATCTGATATTGTTCGTGTTGATTTGGATGACCGAGTGAACACCACTACTGACCAACCACGGGCCCTCACATCTCACGACAATCGTGACATCGTTCAGCGTGGGTCCAAGTTGTTTGATCGCACCAACAACACCACCACATTCACTTCAAGCGTGAAGGTCAAGACGGTGACACTGTTGGATTTTGAAGACCTTCCAGAGCCTGCTCGTCGATACATCACGATCCGCTCTGCCCGTATCTTCCAGGATCGTATGGTGGGTTCTCAGAAGCACAATGCTTTCACACTGCGTGATGAGATGAGTGCTATGGCTGTCCTCCGTGAGTTTGAGGGTGATACGGCTGACCACAACA